TAACTGTCTATTGGAAGTGTAACTCCCAATAAGTTGTCAATATGATAGTCTACACCACGATCACGAAGGAGCACTGCCTTAAACTCTGACGGATTTGAGGGAGAAGAAACTGACCAGGAAAGAATATCTTCAACTTGATAGATATATAAATAAGGTCTCATACCTAGCGTATCAGCAAGAGTGGGTCCATTTACAGGTGGCATATCTACATAGATGCCAATTTGACCCATTACCAAAAGGTCTGTTAAAACCTTGTGGCCCATAAAATAGTTCATTGTTGATCCACGCAAATCTACACCTCCGGCAAGGCCGGAGGTGGCTGTTTGGTACACGGAACTTCCACCACGGCGAATACAGTCCGACATACGCTGAAATATCGCGTTGCGGACCTCATTGATTGCTGTTTTTGCAAACGATGGAACAGGAGTTATTTGTCTCCTGTTTGAAAAATCCTGGTCTGATTCTCTATTTGTAAATTTGTGTAAATGTCTAAAAACAAAATCAATTCCGCCATAGTAGCACAATTTTGTTACTTAACTCTTTCGAGTCGGGGTAGTCATTTCTGCTACCCTCTTGCAGTCGCCTGCAAGTTCAGACTATATCTTCACCCTATTTATAGGGGCATCGCGTGTAGTCGTTGAGGCTCCCTTTCGGTTGCCTGCTGATTGACCGCAATAACAGATTGTTACGACTGGCGTACTGTTATATACTCGGTGTTTCCAGCATATAGCGAAGTTTTTCATATAAAGTTACCTTTATAAGGAGACAGCTAGTTTATCTCTCCATAACATCCACCAATGCATATCCCTCAAATAGTTGGGATGACGTGCATCTATAATACGAGGTATATTTGGCACAAGATTGCTCCTTTTATAGGGCCAGTTACTTATAAATTAATACAGAGTTTTTACTTGACTTTTGATTATTTTATGGTATACTTATAATATGGCCCCCGTTGTAATACTAGTAAAGATGGGTTACGATACCGTCTCCAAATAGGCTTATCTCCTGAAGAAGCAGCTACAAACAGATTACATACTGATTTTAGCCATGAAACGGATAGGACAAAGTTTTGCTGGCATTGTCAACAATTAAAATCCCTCTCTGATTTTCACCCGAGTCCAACTCTTCGTAAAGGGGTAATGACATTATGTAAAAAGTGTAATGCTGAATCTCATCGACGTTGGTTACTAAAAACAAATTACCCTGGTTTTAGTTTAGAACAATTTGAAATACTATTTAATGAACAAAAAGGTTGTTGTGCTTGTTGTCATAGAGAATTACAATTAGTTGTAGACCATTGTCATAAAACTGGAAAAGTTAGAAGTTTGCTTTGTCATTATTGTAATACTGCGTTAGGATTATTAAATGAGTCTACAAAAAGATGTGACCAATTAAAATCTTATATTAAAAAGGTCATCGCCACAAAACAAACCTAACAGGAAACAGTGCAACTTTTACTAATAGTTTCACAAGTCGTACAACTGGCTTGAAAACTACCTTTAGCGCAGCACGCCGACGTTCGCGCCTTGCAGTTACGCGAGGACGATTCCACCACCATCTTAGAATCGGCCAGTCCCATCCTAATGTTGCTAGAATAAATAAAGCTCTTACATACTTTCTGATCATAAAAATGCTCCAATACTTTTGTTTGTTACATACGATGCGGCCAACGGTAAAGCTATCTCATTGTATGTTTGGGCATGAGAGAAGTGATCCGGGCCTGTTTCTACATATTTAGCTACATAGTTGCCATTGTTATCTTTCTCGTATGTTCGGACTTGGTTTTTAATGTGTTCTCTATATTCGTGACTTATATCTCTTGGCAACATTATTCTTGGATTATGAAATCTACTTAATGTTGCATCAATCCAATTTGTTCTATCAACTGTTGCAATGGGAGTTCCTAATTCATCTATAATTTTTGAGATTTCCTTGCCGGTTACTCCTCGACGGTATCGACAAAGTGTTACATACCCGGGAAAACGTCGTGCAAATCTTCTTGCTTCATTAGTCTCGGGATCAGCATCTATAACACAATGAAGAACTTGCCAATCTCGCATAAATATATCTAAGTTTCCAAATTCTGATCCTAAAATCTTTCCTTCCCAAAGTAACTTTCCAACTGCTGCTACATTCAGGTCTCTCCCCATCTCGTCAAAAAACCACTCCATGATAATAATGTAATTCCATTTACCCTGATCAACACCCATTGTTATTAATCTTTTACCACCAACCGCAGGCCGTGTGTCATTTTTTGTATGATTCTTTATGCAGGCATCAATCTTAGAATCATCTACTTGGGCGCTTTCTCCAATATATGGAATTCCAAGTTTGGAATTGTAGAACTCAGTTGAGGCAGCTTCGTCTCCGGTTCCCCTAAAGTATGCGACAACAATCTCACCTGGGGAGACTGTGTATGAGTATAACTGATTAATGTAAAAACTTCTGGAATTATCATTACAATTACTATTAGTTGGAACCCATAGTGCATTTTTAAGAAACTCAAGTTTTTCTTCTTGCTCAATTCTTCCATGACATTCTTTACATTTTAAAAATGATTCCTTGCATCGAGGATCATTTACTGATTCACCTACTATCTCTATGCAATCAGGCCAACTAAACTCTGTTTGTTTTCCACATCTCGGGCATGAAAAAATAAAATGCTCTTGTGTGCCCTGCAAAAAAAGTCTATGTACTCCATACTTAGGAATAGTGGGGGTACTAAGTGCCCAAACATTTTTTACTCGTTGACCTGATAATCGTTCTAATGCCAGCCAAATCTGTTTCTGATTCATTTCGTCCATTTCATCAAGTATCAAGGTACTGACTGGAATGGACTTTAAGTTGCTATCGCCTCTTGATCCTCTAATATAAAGATTTACGCCACCTGCTTGCTTTAATCCAACAGTATTTGTATCTGTAAATATTGATTTGAGATAAGGACTATTTAGTAAGGCTGTGCTAAATCTTGCTTTTGAAAAATCACTCGCGTTGGATAATGTTGGCAATACATAAAGCACATCTCGTTTTAAAACATCTACTGTATACAAGGCACGATTAATAGCAATTTCCGTAACACCCATCTGTGCTGCCTTCATGGCGGTATTAAATTCAGCCTCGGAATCTGTTATACCTCGGCACCACGGATGGTATTTAAAACTGTAAGGACCAGGGAATGGTTCCCCCATAATACGTCGATATTCTGACCACCTAGAACATGAAGTCAGGGTGCGACTTCGTAGCCCATGTGCTATGGATTCTGTAAGTTCTTTCAGAAGATCGTTCATTCATTTTTGTATTAAAGAGATCAGAATCAAGTTCGCTTTTGATTATCTGGCGGCTTTTCTGCGGCTGAATTTTTTTGCGTTCCCTTGTTGATCTCATTTATAAGGATAGGGTCTCTTGACATAGGTGATATAAGACCGCAATTTATTGGTTTCTCTTCTTGTTCTGCGTCTTTAATAATAGTAAACTGAGGTATAAATAATGGTTCGCCAATATCATCTTCTGTACTACCAATTTCTGGTTTAAATTGTGGTATTAATCTTTTAGGATTATGATATTCAGGTTGATATGGAGACCATTGAATTCTATCAAATCCATAACTGCGAACAGTTTGTCTGCGTTGATTTTGAATATCTACAATTACTAAATAAAAATCATCTGGTATATCTATAGTATTAAACCCTGAACTCTGTTCAGTATTAATTATACCGCCGGGGTAGTATACTTTTATTAAAAAAATAGGTTCGCGGCATCCTGGTAAATTTAAAATCATTTTATAGTTCCTTGGGTAAATCAACAAATAGTAAGGGGATTAAACCTAAAACAAATTTAAGAATTTCCAACCAGTGTTCTTTAATCCATTTAATAATATTTGCCCAAGTTATTTTCCAGTCTATTTTTACTAAATGGTTATTTACATAGTTGTCAATTTCATATAACAAATCAACAGGTACACCGTCTGATTTAATTTGTCTTGGGTGATTAATAATCTTAGTAATCTGTCGATATTGTTGTTTTGTCAAAGTACCTTCTTGCAAAGAGGAATTTGATGCGACATACAATGCATGTTTAATTCTATTAGTAGTTACCATATTTGATAATCAGGCATTTTTAAGCCTGCCCTTAGCATTTCTATTGATACAACACCTATATGACGTATAAGTTCTTGATTCTCAAAAAGAATTATAAAAACTGGTAATGTAGAAATACCATATTTTTTTGCTGTACTAGGATTTTTATCTGTATCAACTGTTTCAATTTTAAAACCTTCCTTTTGTAATTGTTCAACAAAAGGATACATTTTTTTGCAAGCAGAGCAACTTTGACTCTTAAAGAAAAGTCCTGTTTTTTCTACCATAACTTGTAATCTCCACTTTTATTTTCAGCAGGAGGCTTTAATTTATTACGTATTCTATCAATTAATTTTCCAATACGTCGTTTTCTTTGTGGATTGACTTCTGGTTCAACTGAATCCTCGGTGCTTGCAGTAAGATTGGCATTGATTATAGGAGGACATTTACCGCTGGCATCTAATGCATCATTGGTAATTTTTGTTAAGTCACTTACTTTTTGTGTCCAGTTAATAGGTTTCTTTAATCCAATAGAAATAAATAGTGATCCCCACCAACCTATAAATTTTCGCCACACTATAAATAATTTGAAAATATTCATACTAAAAAATCCTATAATCTAAATTCTGTATAGGATAGCCTACATAATTTGAAATAACAGTAGAATCCCCTTGCTTAACTGCTCTATTTATAACTGAAGCATCAGCCCAGAAGGAGCCAGCAGGTTGACCCAATCTTGTAGGGCTACCTGCTAAGAAATCTGCACCCCAACTATTAATAATTAATCCGCTAGGACGTTTAGCAGAATCATCAATACCTGCTATAAGCATTGAATGATTCCAAGGTTGACTTCCTGGAAGAAGAAAACCATCCTTATCTCGTCCGCGTTTAGTAGAAAATCCTACATTACTGCACATAATAACAGGATAACCATTACATACTGAATCTCTGACTTCTTCCCATGATTTAACAAGAGAGACAGTTTTTACTGGATGTAATTTGCAAATAGGCAGAAGTGCAGCAGGGACACCTGTTTGCCCTAGTTTATCTGTAAGATCAGGGTTATATTTGTTAAAGTTGTATTTACCATTTAAATAAACTATTCGAAGTAAAACACCATATTGTTTAATAAATTCGCCTGCCCAAACTCCTATCATCCCGGCTCTATTAGTATGTTGATTTGCTATTTGGATTCTTCCGCCACCATAAATAGCTTCCGTTGAAGATTCAGCTATCCATCGTTCAGGTACTAAACTTCCAAATCCTTGAACAGCAGTTAAAATATCAATACCTAACCCATAAGCATGTGCTACACAATCACCTGTCATTTGATTGTGAGGAGTAAGCGGGTGGCCATAGGCTTTTTCTAAATAAGGCCATAAAAGAACTGTGCGACCTGTACCTGTTCCTTTTATTTGGCTATTTAATTCGCAAAGAGGAGGGTAATCATTTTCTTTGATAAAAATTCGTCTAGCATCGGGTAAATTTAACCAGCCACAATAAAGAGGTTGATCTTCTTCACCGAATGCTAGTTTACTAAAACTTAAACCCGTGATACCAAAAGCACTTAACTTCAAAAAATCGCGCCGCTGCATATTAGAGTTCCTTATAAAATATGCGGAAGTTTTATACTAACTACTGCCAACTTCTTTTAGACTTTGAGCAATTTCTTTAAATAAATCAGAATGTTGCGCTGGTGTTATTAAGATTCCTGCTGTTGATCTACCTTTCATCTCTGTTTGCAGATTAGTTAAAAATGGAACCCAGGCTGATAGTTGAGTGCCTAAAGCAGCCCTGTTTAATTCTGCTAATTTAGCAATTATATCTTCAGGTGTAGTTAGCAATCCAGCATCAATTTTAGCTGCTACATCAGAGAAGTTTGCTGCAAGTTTTGTAGCTTCAACTTTTCGGGTAGCAGAATTAACTTCAGTAGCCCAAGATTTAATCTTAACATTTAGGGTGCTAGTGGGCGTGGGCGTGGGCGTGGGCGTGGGCGTGGGCGTGGGCGTGGGCGTGGGCGTGGGCGTAGGCGTAGGCGGAACAGGAGTTCCCGCAATAATTTTAATAGTATGTGTCTTAACATCCACGCTGCCATTTAAAGCACACGCAACCACAAATGTATATTCACCCGGAGTCTCGGAACTAAAACATGCTTTCTTACCATTTTCATATGTTTCAAAGTTTGTAGTAGTTGGAATTACTTTCCATTTGAATTGGGTTCCACTTGACTTTGAAACATCAAAACGTACCATCTGACCCACCTTAGCCTCAACCGGAGCCTCAATGATTATTTCGGCTTTACTGTTAGGATTAAGAGGGTCAACAGACACTTGAGCAGGTTGATCAATCAATGTATCATAGGCGCTGGGCTTTGGTTGCGGAATTTTATTCTTACCCAACGTAAAAGCTCCTATTACTGCCACAGGCAGCAACAGAACACAAACAACAATAAGAAATTTATTACGCATACTTGTTTCTCTCTCGTCAATAGTTATATTACCGCGCTCCGGCAGCCCACCCAAGATTGCTGCCGGAGCGCCCTTACTAAATCAAATTACTTCTTTTTAGATATTTTTCTCAATGTTTTTGCCAATGCTACACGCTTCTTGGTTGTTGGGCTTGGATTCTTACCCGGTGACTTGATGAATTCACTTAATGATTTACCTGCTTTCTTGGCTTGAGCAGTTAAAGCCCCTGGCTTCTTGATTGCTTTTTGTATCCACTTCTTTTCAGCCATTGATCTCTCCCCTTTTCTAAAATTATGCAACTGGAACAATAGTCACAAGGCGAAGAATAACATTCAATACGCCTTGGGCAGCAACTAAAGCGGCCACTAGGCCGGGATTTTGAGAAACCAAGTCACTACCAGATAAGTAGGCCATAACACCAAGGGTAGTTGAAACTAAGTTTACCCATACGGTCTTCGAAAGATACCACGGTTTGGAACCCATAAAATACCTCCAAAATTAATTACTAGAATTACCGGCTTTTGCAATAGCTTGTACTAAGCGATTACTAATACGGTCAACGATGACTTCATAATCAGGAATATTTTTTAACTCATCAATAATGATAGCAACTAATTCATTACCTAGAGAAAGTAAAGAAGGTTTAGCGAGAAGAGAACCAAGATTTTGCTCTAATTTATGTGCCGAATTGACTAATCGCTCAACTGTGAGCAATAAGGAATTAAGAGGTCCGCACGCTGTTAATATGTCGGACTCATTTTGAATGAGGTTAAACCGTTCCTCAATAAGCATTCGGGCAATAGAAATTTCGTCTCTAAGAGTCTTGATGCTCTCATGCTCGCTCAAAGATGCTAAGCGGGCACGGTCTTTTACCTTTAAGAGTTGATATAGGCTTTTATTTTGCTCAGCAGCTAGGTCCTTGTGACTTCCATGTATCATGCAATAGTCGCTACCAGGCTGAGCGTCTCGAAGACACTGCCCGTTTGTATTAATACCCTGACACCTATTAGAACGATCTAAATCATGTAGCATAAAAAGATCTCCCTATATATCTATATAAGGCCAAAACAGGGTAAATTATTCGTAAAATCTGGAAAATTCGTTAAAATTGTTAAAATTGTTACAAATTAACGCGTTAATTTCCACCTTTATTACGATTTTGGCTTGACATTTGCAATAAGTATGGTATAGTTAAAGTAGAAAGGGATAAAAATGTATAATGTTTACTTTAATCCAGTAGTTTGGGGTTCCTCTTCTTTATTGATATGGCCTAGTGAAAAGAAGCGCCTGAGGGAGGTGGCAAGAAGGCAGGAACCGGGCATCAGACATCGCTTGACGCTTGATGCAATGGGTTTATCTAGGATTGCTCATTGTGACGAAACAAGAGGAATCCTACGTCCTGATGGCTCCTGGATGCCTCTAAAGGCTTATTTTAAGGAGTATAATAGAGTTCGCAAAGAAATAAATGAAGAAAAAGACCACCCCAAACTAACTTTGGCACAAGTTTTGCTCTTTTTAGGCATATTGACTATAACAACCATAGTTTTTGCCTCTTGTTATTGGAGATTTGTAGTATGAATCCTGATGATAACTTGCTAGAGTGGGAGGATGAGGACGATAATTCTGATTGTATTGAAATTTCTTATCCCGATGATGACTTTATAAACCATGAGGATTAACTATGCATTTTGAAGCAAATGAGGCATATATTGATGGCCTACATAAAACTAATTGGAATCACGAAGCAGCCGCTAATTTGGCGGTTGCCGATGCCTTAAACAAAGTATGTGACCGTTTATTCAAAATTGAGGAAGCGTTGAATTGTTGCATCACAGTGATGGAAAATTTAGACACAGCAACACGAAATAGGTAATTTATGATTGAAAAAGCAATTAATTATCTTAATTTGGCAGCAGAGAATCTTAAAGCAGCGGCGAGTGAGTTAGTACAAACTGCTAAAATTGCAAAAAATATTATGACAAAAGAGGCTTTGTTACAGGAAGCAGAAGAAGCTAAGCGACTTGCATCTTTGATTCGACCGGAATATTGGGGGATAATACTGAGACGCTATGATTCTAGGTCATAAAATTAGGTTGCCAATTAGTACCTGGACTGGAGGAAAGTCAGCAGGAGATTGTGGTCCTATTGCAGTAATAAATGCCCTTAAATGGTTAGGTGATGGCCCTACCTTAAAAAAAGATTATTGGATTATACGAGATTGCCTAGTTAGCCCTCTTATTGGGGGCACAAATCCTAAATGGATGGCTAAATGTTTACGGAAACTACCATTTTTAAAAGTATATGAACCCCGTTCTTTAATGTCTGATAAATTTTTTAGGCTTCTAAGAAAACCTAAAACTGTGACTTTAATATCATTTAAATTGGACAATAGAAAAAGAATGGGGCATACCTGTGCCGTAATAATATACAAAAATAAATTAGTATTTATTAATTTATATGTCGAGGAAAAAGCTACCCAACTATCAGAAACAGAATTTAAACGACTAATGATACATCAACCAATTGATTGGCCTAACATAATTTTTCTTACAAGGATTAAATAATGGTTAAATGCCTCTTTATTGGTGGACCTATGGATGGGGAAGAAAAAAGATTTGATTATCTCCACGACACTATAAATATTATAGATAATAATTTGCCACCAGTTGCTGTAGAATTTAAAGATACTTGGGAAGAAATCAAATCTACTCCGTTTGTTACTTATAAATTAATCCATAAAATAGGAAATCTTGCAATTTATTCCCTATATGATGCTAAGGAGACAATAATGTATGTTTGGAATCAATATAAAAAGGAGAGTATATTATGACACTTAAACACCTAGTTAAGGAGATTGATAATGTATTTGGAGTAGGATATGCAAAAGAAAATCCGTCACTTGTGAGCAGTTACTTAATTGCGAATGCTATAGAAGAAATTGATAAAACATTTGCTTCAGCAGTCGAGATTGTTGATGGTAAAATCGGTAAACTTGATATTTTGAGGATGTTTAAATGAAACAATATGGAATAGAAACAACATGTTCATTTTCTAACAAATGGCGACAGCGTGTATGGTATAAGTCTAAAATTTCCAGAGATAAAGCAATAAAGAAGCAAGGCGGTAAGAAAGTAAGCAGGGAGATTCCAGAATGAAATTTTGGATTATTACACTTCTATTAATATTTATTATTGGATTTGGAATTGTTGTATACTGTGAATTAGAAATGAATGCCTTAAAAGATGCTTATTATTATGATCATTATATAAAATTAAAATGACAGGAATATATAATGGATACAAATATAATTCTATGTATTGGTTTATATGTTGCTGGCTTATTTATTCTTTTAAAAAGTATTTAAATGCGTAAACACTATATAAGTTGTCAATTTTTCCATGAAGCCGGACTCACTGATAATATCTGCTGTGGTTCCTGCCATGATGATGTTTATGACTTTGGTTTTGAGCTTATTCATTTAGAACCTCCTGGAAAATTAGGACCAATTAGATATAAACCTGAATCTAAGATAGTAGCTGAAATCTGCTGTACAGTTTATAATACTCACGGTTGCGGTGCTGGTTTTACCAGAGACGAGTTTGCAAAAGTTCTTAGAGTCTATAGAAAGTGGTTAAAAGAATGATATTATGAAACAAAAACAATATGATTATTATCAGCCACAGAAATACGATTGGATACTAGCTATTATTTGGTTTATTGCAGGATTACTTTCAGGCGGTATCTGGTCAATGGCTGCTTGGGGGGCTCCGTTTTGGTTTCTTCTTTTATTATTTTTTGGAGGTGCTATATGCGGCTGGGCTCCTGCTAGCTTATTCTTATCTAGTTACTTAGAATATCGGAGATACAAATGATGATTGTTTATATGGTTAGAGATAAGGTTACTGGTCTCTGGTATAAAAGGGGATACAGGCATTCAACTTGTTGGGTTCAACAGAACAAAGCTAGCATCTGGCCTAATAATAATGGGCCTAATGGAGCTATTCGTGAAATTAAGAAAAGAATAAATAAGAAGCTACCGCTTTCAAAACAAAGTAATATTGCCGACCCTGAGATTATTATATTGGAAGTCTCTAAGTATAATAGCGATTTTGGTTTAACATCAGCACAATATCATGCAGGATTAGATAAATTATGGTTTGCTTTAGGTTTATCGAGTGCTCAAAATAAAGATATTTTTACCTTAGCTGCTGAAAGAATTAGAGAAAATGATAAAAGTTGAAGGTAAATTATATAAAGTAGTAGAGTCACTTGGCTATAATCCTGATGTTGGAAACTATGTTAAAGTTATTCTAGTAGACGGTAAAGAACGAATTATAGTAGGCTCTAAAGGTAGCTGGCAATTTTGGCATCCTATTATATTACCTAAAGGACCAATATGTGGAAACTAAGAAGCTCAATTATTGGAGGTTTGCAAAATGACTAATATAACACGATCATTTATTCTACATCTAATTGGAGATCACCCGCTTGCTCGAAACATTATTAAGGATTGGGGAAAAGGTCAACGGACTTGGGAAGAAGCTATGATGGATGTTGTTAAAGTATTTGCTGTTAGACTTGAGCGGCTTGAACATAATATTAGTTATCTCCCTAAAGAGCTTCAGGACAAGGTGCTAAAAAATGATACCAGATATGGAGCATACTATTCAGTTTAAATGCTTAAATTGTAATGATATGGTTAAAGTAGAAGTACAAGAAGTTTCTTCTGGAATACTATTAAAAGCAGTTAATATTGTTAATATTAAATTAACTAATGCTACTAGCTTATGTCCAAAATGTACTAGCCTGTAGCCCCTGGGTCGCGTCAAATGAGAATAGTTTATAAACCAGATAAACGGGGCTACTTAGTCGAGTATGATAATGGACTTCGAATTTTTATTCCTGATATTTTGATATTGAATTCTTGCAAGTCTGCAAACCAATTAGCTACTGAGGGTTGGGGTCGGTGGATTGATAAATATTATAATTTTATACACAAACGATTCTTGAGGGTTTTATGACAGTACGTGAATTGATTGAAACTTTAGAACAATATGATCAAGAAGCTATGGTTGAGGTAGTTTATGAAACCTATGCTCAGGTTCCAATTAGAGAGACACAGGTTCATAAAGCTACACGTTATGGTAGACATCAATTAGTAGTTCAAATTATTACAGATAGTTAATTTATGAAACCAAGAAACTGGCTACTTACATTCATTGCCACCTGCTGGTTAGCGGGTGGAATTGTTATTGCACAATGTCTTAGTGCTTTGACTCATAGTGGTTTGCCATTTTGGGACCAAGTTACTATTATTGTAACATGGCCGTACTGGTTTGTAAGGTTACTTATATGCAGAATATAAGACACTGGGATACAATACTTGCGGTTCTTAAAAATGGAAAAAAGGTTGAGTTTGAATGGCACTATGCTATTTGGAATGAGAAACAACAATGTGGTTGGTTGCATCGACTATACCTTAAACCCGAGTATCCTCTTTTTAATTGGGACAAAACTTTTTATGGTTGGGGTGAGTTTACTAAAGTATTAAAAGATTCTATTTGTAATGATTATTATAAAGAGGTTGATTTATGTTAAGATTAGAACAAAAAGAACATTTGATTATAATCAAATGTTCTAATTGTGGCGGGCTTACTAAAATAGATGTTCAAGAGGTATCTACTGGCGTACTATTAAAAGCCATTAATATTGTGAATCCAAGATTAGTGAATGCTGTTAGTACGTGTCCTGGCTGTAACCTGTAGCCCCAGGGACGCGTCAATACCTTGAATTATGAAAAAATTCTACTATAATATGAGGTTCTGGATACTTGACTATTTGTTTCCAAGAGAAACAGAGAAGCGCGCATCTGGTTGGTATGGTGACTATGAGTTTAGAAATGGATGGCTTGTGTTTGGAAGATTTATCCCTTGTTATCCAGAATGGGAGGAGGCTTGATGCCTGCTAGTAGTCTTAGAGACGCGTCAGAGTCCTAAAAGTTAGTGCGCCGCGTATGGAAGGGGCGTGCCCGGTATCCCTATCCATCGAAAAATTCTGCGCGATCATTTTGACCCTCCTACCCCTTACATCCGATACACCAGGCATCATAGCACCATGTTACCTAATCATTATAGATGATACAAGCAACATGCTTGTTATACATGCTACCTGTAACATAGATACTATACGACCCCGATAATCAACAAGTATCTTATAACCGATTATATATGATTATATGATTGTATGTGATTATATGATTGTATGCTTCTTGCTTGTTGTTGGGGTCGCAATGATTATATGAGTCTTGCTTGTTGTCGGGGTCGCAATGATTATAATGATTATATGATTCTTGCTTGTTGTCGGTATCTTGTAGCGATTGTAGCGATTGTAGCGATTGTAGCGATTGTATTGCACGACCCCAACAACAAGCAAGAGTCATACAATCATTACTAACTATGTAATCATTGCGACCCCAACAACAAGCAAGAGTCATACAATCATTACTAACTATGTAATTATTGTAACCAGCAAGAGTCTTATAGACATTATGACAGGTATAGATGATACAAATGATGTAAGTGCTGTAGACGATACGACTTACAGATACAGAGCCACCCGCTTGTAGCATGTCAAAATGGCAGTTTTGGCCCCTCCGAGTTTTGTACATTATACTTTGCTTGACGCAACCCGTTGCTAAATAAGAAGTTAGCAAAATGTCAATTTACTGTTTTCAACGGTAGCCTGAAAACAAGCCATATTCTAACAATTTGATAACAGAAATTCTTGCAAAAAGAGCCTATTTTAGGGCATTTGTTTAATAAATAATTAAGTTTATTCCGATTATCACGAATTTTCTAATTGTTACTAGATAAGCATTAACTGCTTATCTAGTAAGCATTTATAGTCAAATAGTGTTTTTCTCCTTACTAGTATATATATAATTTTATTATTATTATTATTATTTATAAAAGATAGTATTAAAAGCTAGGGAAATGGAACATAAAAAACTTAGTTATACTTTAATTCTGAGCAAGCCTAAAACATAACTATTTACTCTGTAAATAGTTATATTTATTTAATAATAATTGTTTTTCCGATAAACGCATTATGACTGCTAAAATAGTAAATATAAGTAATTATAGAATAATTACTTATGCTTACCTAGTAATGTCCCAAAATGTCCCTTTTAATTTTCCAGAACATATACCCCTTACTTCCTCCTCCGTTATTGTATATACACTAGCAATTCGGGACAACGTATAACCGTTGTCCCGCATTCGACGTATAGCCGATACTTGGCTACCTGATACTCCCGCCGGATGATACCATCCCCCTTGCTTATACTTTGGCAGAATTTTAGGTGCTTTTATTATTTTGGGACGACCTAAACGGACCCCAATAATCATGCAAATCGCCCCCCTAGACATTTTATACTTTAACTGTAAATCCGCTATAGATAATCCATTACTATAATCCTGCTTAATCATAACATTAGGAATGGTAGGTGGTCGGCCGTATTGTTTTCCTAATATGCGATAAATTTCCCGTGGTAGCATATTATATTTTTCCTCTAACTCTCTTATTTTTATCTTATTAGTATAATAATCCATTTTAATAGTGTCAACTAGTTCTTTAGGATAATTCGGCATTATATTTCTCCGGGTGTTCAAATATCAAATAATCAAATATACTGCATTTACCGTGCCAAAGTGTATAAATATGCGCATAAAATAAGCTACAAGCAACTAGCTTGTAGCTTATTAGCAGGTGTCAAAGATTACTCCTAAAAAGGATACTGAGGAAAGTAGTTTGATGTTTCGCAAGCAAGCAACGTATGAAGACTTGCCACCCGAAACAATGCACTATTAGATAGGGGTGGGAAAGTACTTCGTATTTTGTTATGTATCCGGCCATATTCAAGTATTGCACATAATTGGCTATTTGTCAAGAGAAAATACTAGCAGGTGTCTAATTATCTCCGACCCCACTAACCGTAACGAGTTGTATGATCCACAGATTTTGCATAATTGGTTAAAATGCTACAAAGATCAGTATAGGCAATTCTAATGGAATCCCCCAGAATCCAATTACCCTCCTTATAGGTATTACTAGCACAATCATCAAGCATGGAGCGTACTTGCCTAACCCCTAAAACTGTAATGTATGGAAAATCCTTTCCATCTTGAACAATTCGTTCAAGTAATTCGATAGCTTCAACTAGCTTCGCCGGATAGACTCCCACTATATTACGAAGATTTGATAAAACCGTTTTAAGTCGAATAAGTAGATTATTCATGCAGACCCCACTAATTGATACAACCATGAAAATAGAATTGATTGTTAGTAGTCCGATTCCAGGTAATACAACCATCATTTCCGGTAAAATAGATAAACCAATCATAATCAAATTTTAATTCAAATTCCTCCAAGCTAGAAGCAAAGGCATATAATGCCTTAATCTTAGAAGAGTAATAACCCATACGGGAGATAAAAACATCACGAATTTGTTGGCCGATCTTTGCTGTCTCATGCCAGATAGTAAATACCCCTTCTACCTTAGTTCCATTATTGAGTACATAATACTCCATGTTATTCCCCCTTTGGTCGAATAAACATTGTGTCAGCCGTCACTAGCTGTTTGCGTAAACGCAAACAGTCAACGTATAGACGCGCTGTAGCTAGCACGTCTGCCATAGATATATCTCTGATATATCTATCCCCAATATAGACGCTATGGGGTCCAGAATTGACGCTAGCCGATACTAGCGGGATTCCAGGATTGAGGCAGATAGTGAAACGGTTTGCATTGTCTGCGCGGACCGCGCGAACTAGCTTGTTTCCCGTCTTCCGGGAAACCGTTAGCGTATCACTCTTGTATGTTAGCATACTAGCTCCTAATGTGACCGTTTACCGCCACCCCAACAGTGGCGCATTGTTTGCCATATTCCAGTACGTATAGTTCTATGTTCCCTGACAAAGCTAGCATAGGGGTTCCCGCAAATTTCGCATACAAATCCGGTAGAATGTATTCTACCAGCTTGATTTGCTTTGCGGCATTTACGGCAAGCATGATATGTACTATCGAAGTCATAAGTACGATAGTATGTCTGCCCGCTAGGCAGACATATCTTAATAATGGCAGTATGTATCCAAGTACAATATGATCTTATTTTCTGCGCTGCTGATAATGTTCGGGCTAGCATACCATTTCCCCTAGCTTTGCATAATATGCCATTAGTAATTGGTCTGCGCGTGCTAGTTGTCTGACTAAAACGTCGCGTTTTAGTCTGTCTTCCATTAGAGGTATCTTATCCTCCAAGTCATATATAGCAGTCTTCAATACTTCGATGTTTTTTAAGAGTAAATTCATGTTAGTCGGTAGCTTGGAATTCGTGTACTAGGTAATCGGGTGGAATTAGGGGAAGGTTTCGAAGGTTTAATAGGTTTCGAAGGTTTCGAAGGCTTCGGGGGTTTATTCTCTTTAACAGGAGGGATTGTAAATTTTGTAGGTTTCCCGATTCCAAGGGGCATACTAGCAGGTGTCACGTTAGCAGGTGTCACGCTAGCCACTATAATATCACTAGGGGCTATAATATCAGCATGGATAACGGAAACCATTGCAAGCAAGATAAGTATCATACTAACTTTACTGTCCCCTTCTCTAATGCCCTAATCGCTCTAGTAATGGTCTTATAGACTTGGCTAGTCTTATTACCCCACCCCCGATCATCTTGCCAATAATACCCTCCATCGTCGCGCGAACCCCATAGGGCTAGACCTTGACGTATAGTGAGCGGTTTCATTATAGCACCCTCCGGGAATGACCATCGAAAACCAGTGTCAAGGCAATAATCGCTATAGCGATTATTGCTATTGTCAACGGATAACAGGTGACATAGTGGATAGTCAAGTCGATGTAGCGTGATAAGGTATTCATTGTTGTCTCCTTTTCTCTATTTTAAGCATAGGTTGCCACCCTAGCTTGTCAAGTAAAGAGAGTAAATAAAAGATAATTCTAAAAATCATCTTGCATTTTATTTTGATAACGCTGATTCTAAGTAGGTTTTAACTCTGAAGAGGGGGAAAATACTAGCGGGTGTCAAAGTATCTTATCGAAGGTATCCAAGTATAGTAGGAAAACCGATATAAGATAATGCCCCTTGCTTTCCGTGATAATACCGATTATGCCGTAATCTTCTAGCGAAGACTAATCTTTTAATATGTCCCCTTGGCAGATAACCCGTTAGCCTACGGAATAACTCAATTATTGCTCTAGTTTGTGGCGTCATACGGTATCCTTTAATGCTGATTCTATGTCTCTAATCTGCCATACACCCATATCGCAATAATTCCAGTTAAAAAATTCCTTCAAACAAGTTAGAATCCGTTGGCTATACTCCGGATTCTCTCGGAGGGTGTCTAGCAATTTATCACATGCATCTTCAAATTCTGTATTCATTCCCAATATACTCCTCCCATAGCCCCTCTAACCTTGACTAGCCCTAGGTCACGCAAGATGGATTCCCTATCTTTGCGCTGTTGCCTAGCACGTTGCCTATTTTTATCCTTGACACAATGCTGACAGATATTTACTCCATCGGGGGTATCAATTTCGATACCGCAAATTTGACAGAATTTCATGCTTATCTCTCTAGGGGAAAAAGTCTAAAAGACATATACCCATATTGTCAAGAATTTCGACTTTGCCTAGCTCACCCGTATATTCTGGGTCGGCTAGTAATTGTTTAGCCCGTATCTTTCCTTCCTTGATACTGCCTACCGAATAGCGAACTAGATCATATCCTGCCCGATCTAATACAACTATCTCATAATCTACAAATTTAGCGTTATTCATTGTTTTAGCCACCCCAGTACAATGCGTACTTCCTTCTCTGTTAAATCTTCGCAGACAGGTTGCCCCTCTTCAAGGAAGTCGATTAGACTTGCCCTAGCCTCACTAGAGGATACATCGTATGTATCCTTTAGGGATTCTAATTCCCCTTGCAACCATTGCCGTAATTGATATAGCTTCATGCTTTGACCCCTCGAAAAATAGATCGGGCAAGGTAT